ATTAAGAAGAATAACACAATACGAAGAATTGATTTTAGAAATTCAACAAGTTATAAAATTCTCAACAGATAAAATGAAACTTGTAGATTCTAAAGGACATTATGAATCAGACGATGAGACTGGTTTTTTCTTTCAACAATTAAAACAGATTCAGTTATCTCTTGATGGGATATTTGAAGAGGAGACACGAGATGCCAAAAAAGAAAACTAATGATATAAAAAAAGAGATTAAAAAAATAGTTAAAAAGAAAAAACGAAAAGTTTATTTTGGGCAAGAGGTTCAAAACGCAGTTGTGGAATATAATTCATCAACAAATGATGAGGAAAGAAATAAAATTTATGGAACAAGAATACATGCAGCGTTTGACAAGTTAGCTGAAAATATAATCAATACTTTTAAGTTTACTTACTTTGATTATGGATTTAATGATATTAAACACGAAGTGGTTGCCTTTATGGTAATGAATATGCACAAGTATGACCATACAAAAGGTTCAAAAGCATTTAGTTATTTTTCAGTTGTGGCTAAGAATTATTTAATTTTACATAACAATAACAATTATAAAAAATTAAAAACTCACGATAAAATGGATGTATTAGATAGACATAGAGGTAAAGACTCTGATTATGAATCTGATTTTATAACATTGACAAATGAAATAATAGAATATTTTGATTCAAATATGAATAGTATATTTAAAAAAGATAGAGATTTAAGAATTGGATATGCTATTATTGACTTAATGAAACAAAGAGAAGATATAGAAAACTTTAATAAAAAAGCTCTATATATTCTTATTAGAGAAATGACTGATGTGGAAACAGCTCATATTACATCTGTTGTTAATGTATTTAAAAAACATTATAAAAAATTGTTAAATACATATCATAAACAAGGTTCAATAATACATAACTTTTCAGGTTCATTCTTTTAAAATATCAAACCCACTTCATTGTGGGTTTTTTATTTCATACAATTTCTTACAAATTTAATATTTATATATGAATAAGTACATCTAATAGGAGATGATATGTCAGACAATAAAGAAATATTTGATGGGAAAACCTTTCAAGATTTAACAAAAGATATTTACGAAAATACTACAAAGCGTAAAGTTCAAATAGATTTGTTAATATCAGAGATACATGGATTCATTACAACCATAGATGATGTGGTAATGGTTGCTCCTATTATAAAAGAATATATGGATACGGCTGTTCGTAATGATGAACATTTGGTAAAACTTGCTGGTGTACTACAAAGAATTATAAGTAAATCAAGTGGTGAATCTGATGAATCAATGTTATTATCAGATGAGGAAAAGGAAGAATTAATGGGAACACTTCAAGATACTGTAGATGATTTACAGAAAGAAAGTGAAAAACTTGAGGCTACAAAAAATAAAACAATTGATTTGGGGGCTAACTAATGAGTTCAATATTTACAGCATTTCCAAATCAAAAAGTAAAAGGATTTGCAGGTAAAGAATATTCTGTGCCTGTGTATTTACAATTTGTACCAGGTATGGCTGTTGAGGTTGTTCACTCTGAAGAGAGTTTAAAGTATGGTGGGCCAAACACGATAAATACAATTATTGCTAAACCACATGTCACAGATAAATTGTATAAAAGAAAAAGTGGTCTTGGTGAAAGGGATAGATATTACCCTCTGTTAAGAAATCATGGAGATATTCCATCAAAAGGAGATCCAGTTTTACTATGTACTATTGGTAAAATTAATTATTATTTAGGTCCAATAAATACAATTAGTAATAATCCAACTTGGAATAATGACCCATCTTATGTTGAAGAATTAAAAATTGAAGACTCAAATAATACAATTGAACTTAGTGAAAGTGCTAAGAGAGGTGAATCACAAAATTTTAATAAAGAACTTTTATATTCACGATTAACTAAAAAAAGAAAAGATGACTTAGACTATGGTAATGTTGTTTTTGAAACGACAGGTGACAGTGTATTTGAGGGGAGACATGGTAATAGCCTAAGGCTAGGGAGTCGTAGTAATAATCCTTATATATTTATTTCTAACAAGAGAAATCCTAATAGTGTTGTTGAATCTATTTTAGATGGTAGTATTTTCAGTATGACATCAAATGGAACAATTACTCGTCATTTAGGTAATACTGAAAATACAATATTTAAGTTATCATCGGATACTGTTGAAGATAACACTTATCGAATCGGTGATATTTATCAAGACTTAAATGGTGTTGAAGATTCAGAAGCTATCTATGATTATAATGGAAATCAAATGTTATTACATTCTGATAAAATAACTTTAAATTCCAAACTTGATGATATTTTTGTATCATCAATAAAAGATATACATATTGGTGCTGGGAGACATATATCAATTGGTTCATTTGATACTTTGAATCTTTTATCAAATAATGTTAACATTGGCAATCCAAATAAGGCTACAATGGAAAATATGGTTTTGGGGAATCAATTACAAGATGTTTTGGTTGAAATTGTAAACTTACTTGGTAGATTACAAATCACTACAAGTTTAGGTCTTCAAACACCACTTACTGTTGGTGCGATTCCGGGTTCTGTGATTCCGGGTGACCCAATAGCCACAGTGATTACTAATTTAGAAACTAAGATACAAAATATAATAAGTACAAAACACAAAATAGAACAAGGGTAATTATGAAAAAGAAAAAACCAAATATAAAAACTATAATCAGACAAATAGTTAGAGAAGAAGTTGCGATGGCTATCAAGGAAGTAATAACTGAATTGAAACAACCAATTGAATCTCAACCAAAACCACAAAAGAAAATTGTTGAGAAAAAATCATATACAAACAATTCAGTATTGAATGATGTATTGAATGAAACTGCTCAAGATGATGGTTGGAAAGCAATGGGTGACGGACAATATACTTCAGATAGAATGAATGAAGTCATTGGAAAAAACTATGGTGATATGATGAATGGAACACAACCAGTTCCATCTAGTGACCCTATGAGTCAATTTTTAAATAAAGATTATAGTGAAGTATTAGAAAAGTCAATAGAAAAATCTAAAATAAAACACGGAAGATAACAATGGGATTAAGACAAAAATTAATTGATGCTAAGGTAGATGCTTTACAAGAATCAGCACAAGAATCTATTGAAGTAGATACAGGCCCTAATTCTTATATTTATTTAGAGGCTGATAAAATTGCTAAAGCTATTCTTGAAACATTAAGTGAAGCTGACTTAACAATAACAAAATTAAAAGCACCTGTAATAGTTGAAAGACTTAAAATACCAGAACAAAATGTAAATATTGAGTTAAGTACATTATTAGCTGACAAAGTTCCTATATTAAAAGTACTAAGGACAATAGGATCTCCAATTCCAGGAATTGATTCTTTAATAGACAAATTAGAAACTCAAATAGAAAAAGCAATAACACCTATCTTAGAGGGTGGTGCTAAAATGGCAGGCTTTGACTTAAATAGAGATGAGGGTGGACTGGAGTCAATTGGTTATGTTTATATTGGAGAAGATCCTGATTCAATTGAAGAATTTGATGTGGAAGATGAAGAAGGACAATCTGAACATACGACTGTGCATTTATCAGCTGATGATATTGAGGATTTATTATAATGGCTATTAGAGATACATCAAGAAAACCATACATTGAAGATAATGACACTAATGTGAAAATTGGTATTGATTTACCAATTAGGCGAGATGATGGTTTGGATGGATTTTTTGCAACCACTTCAACAACCATTGAAGCTGTAAAAAATAACATAAGAAATTTATTACAAACTAATACGGGAGAGAGATTATTCCAACCAAACTTAGGTTTAAATTTAAAATCATTATTATTTGAACACATAACAGAAGATAACATAATATCAATTCAAGACGCTATATTGGATAAATTTGAATTTTGGTTACCTTTTGTTGAGGTAAGAGATATACAAGTTTTAAGTAGAAATAACACTACTGATATTGGAGCAAATGAAATTAGAGTAAAAATATTATTTAACATTAAACAGGACCCAAACACTTTGGATTCTATCACTTTAGATTTTAGTAGTGATATAACAGAAACTGAATCAACTACAACTGGTGGTGGATATTAATTGGAGATAGATAATGCCAACATATGGTAAAAACAATTTTAAAGAATCAAATGTAAACTATTTAAATAAAGATTTTGCATCATTGAAAACATCTTTGATGAATTATGCTAAATCTTATTTTCCAGATACCTATCGTGATTTCAATGAAACATCACCTGGAATGATGTTATTGGAAATGAATGCATATGTTGGTGATGTTTTATCTTTTTATATCGACCAACAATATCAAGAATTATTATTACCATTAGCTGAAGAAAGAAGAAACATAATCACAATGGCTAAGATGTTTGGATATAAAGTAAAACCAATAGTTCCAGCTTATGTTGATTTAACATTTACTTCAAATGTAAATGCTTCAAGTGGTGATGTATCTAAAGTAGATTATTCTAATGCGAGTGTATTTGATGCAGGTATTCAAGTACAATCATCTGTAGATTCTAACATTATTTTCACAACATTAGAACCAATTGATTTTAAAATTGAACAAGATGGTGATACTGATACGATTGGTACAACAGCTGCTAGTGGCTTAGCTTCAACTTATACATTATCAAGAACTGTGAGAGCAGTAAGTGCTACTGAAAAAACAATTTCATTTCAAGTTGGTATACCTCAAAAATTTAAAACACTAACCATACCAGATACAAATGTAATTGATATTATTTCTTGTGTGGATTCAAATAACAACAATTGGTATGAAGTGGACTTTCTTGCACAAGACAAAGTTCCTATTGAAACTCATTATACGGATGATTTAAGGCCTGATGCATATACTGATGAGCAAGCATTACGCTCAGACACGGCCGTTCCATTTTCTTTAACTTATATAACATCACCAAAAAGATTTACTCGTGAAACCAATCAAGATAATACAACATCATTAGTATTTGGTAATGGTGTGTTGAAAAATGGAACTGATGGTACTATTGACCAGGGATATATTGATATGGAACAAGTTGGTATTATTATTCCAGGACAAACAAATGATTTAAATGAATCTATTAATCCATTATTGGGTGATGAGTATTCAACACTTGGTGAAACACCAAACAACACAACTTTAACCATAACTTATAGAGTTGGTGGTGGAATCGGTTCGAATGTTCCGAGTGGTGATTTATCAACTGGTATTACTGCCTTATCATCAATCCTACCTGCAGCAGATGGTGGTGCTAGACTTAATACTGTCACAAATAACGCTGCGGCTCGTGGTGGTAAAGATGAAGAGGATACAATTGAAATAAAGGAAAGAGCCAAAGCATTTTTCTCAACACAAAACAGATGTGTGACAAAAGAAGATTATGAAGCTAGGGTATTAAACATACCAGCAAAGTTTGGAAACATAGCAAAAGCATATGTGACAAGAGAAGCTCCTGAAATTGCTGGTGATTCTAATTTAACTGCCGTAGAAACCTATATTGGTAATGTTAGAACCATAAATACCAACATAGAAAGTGCTATTGCTAGTATACAAGGTTACCTTAACAGTGACACCTTTCAGAATCATCTTTTACAAGATAATGGGACACAGATTAACGACATAGTAAATAATTTTCTTCAGAGTATTACTAATACGATTGACGATATACAGTTAAGTGAACCAGACATAAGCAATTTAGCTAGAGAATTAGAATTAGGTACAATAAACATTTATTTATTGGGATACAACAATAGAAAACAATTAGTTGGTAATCCACATATATTGACAACAGGAACTACCGATAATTTACCATCAACTTTAACATCAAACATAAAAATGTATTTAAACAACTTTAAATTATTAACAGATACTGTAACAATTAATGATGGATACATTGTAAACTTTGGTGTGATATTTGATGTTATAGCTGAAAAATATGCAAACAAACAGCAAGTAAAATTAGATTGTATTCAACGAGTAAAAGATTATTTCAGAGTGGAAAAAATGCAATTCAATCAACCAATATATAAATCTAATTTAGAATTTGAATTAATGGGAGTTGAAGGTGTTCGTTCTATTGGGCATGTAACTATTACACAAGAGATTGATTATAATAGTGATTCAGCCGATGCTAATTTACCAAATCCAACTTATTCTTATTCTCATACTGAAGATACTGGTATTGATTTAGATGGTGATGATGTAACTGATTCAGGCTTTATAGTTGCGAATAGTGGAACTATTGGATATGGGTATAAGTATCATTTCCAAAACGCTCTATCAACTGATGGGACAATTATATTACCACCACTGACTTCAACACCAACGGTTTTTGAATTAAAGAATCCAAATCAAAACATACAAGGGAGAGTTAGATAATGCATCATTTTATTTTTCCAAATCAAGACACTTGGATTTCAAGTGGTTCATCAACTATAACAGGAGAATCTTTTAAAGACCAAAACTTTGGAAGAGACCAAATACTTGAAGTCAAAAAAGAATTTTTCAATAGTTCATTTAATTATCCAACAAGAGCATTAATACAATTTAGTGGAACTGAATTTGCAGAACTTTCTAAATCAATCGTTGATGGAACAATACCCCAACCTTCAGCACCAGTAGCATCTGGAACAGGTTCAAAATATTTTTTAAGATTATATGAGGCTGAAGGTAATGCTGAGATGACTGAAGATTATACATTGGATGTAAAACCAATAGCTCAAACTTGGACGGAGGGTACGGGTAAGTTTAGTGATAATCCTAAAAATACAAATGGATGTAGTTGGGAAAATCGTAGTAATCCAATTGGTGGGACTGCAGTTACCTGGACTACTCCTGGTGTTACATTTCTACATCAAAGTTCTTCAATACAAACTTTTTCAAATCAGTCTCCTGATGTCGATGTTGATGTGACTAATATGTTTCGTATGTGGCTCACAGGACAAAAAGTTAACTCTGGTATGTTAGTTCGTTTTACTGGTAGTCAAGAAACAGATTCTACAACTTTTGGTCATCAAAAATTCTTTTCAAGAAATACACACACAATATATGCTCCGAAGCTTGAAGTTCGTTGGGATGATTCATCACATTCAACTGGAAATTTAACATCATTAAATATTACTGGTAGTGTAGATAACTTTTTATATATGAAAGGTTTAAGAGAAGAATATAAAGTAGGTGAAAGAGTTAAGTTTAGAGTTGGTGCTAGGAAAAGATACATTCAAAAAACTTTTACCAACTCAGTGCAAACCGTGACTGGTTCCTTTATACCAAATGGTAGTGGTTCATATGCAATTAAAGATGTGGCAACTGATGAGTTTATTGTTCCATTTGAAGATTCAACAGGAACAAGTTACACAAAACTTAGTTGTGATAGTAATTCAAATTATTTTATTCAATACTTAGATGGATTTTATCCTGATAGAGTTTATAAAATTTTGTTGAAATTAAAATATGATGACGGACAAGAACAAGTGTTTGATGATGATTTTGAATTTGTAGTGAAAAGGAAATAGTTATGGCTGAATATAATCAAGAAGGAGAGAATTTATTAATTGAATTAACTAGTGATGAACTTGCAAAATATGAATTATTATTAGATTTAATTGCTGATGCTTTAATACAAAGTGAATTTGTTGATACAACTACTGTTGAGAATAATCAAAAATTTATTCGTAATGGACAATTACAGGTAGGACAAGGTTCAGGTGTTCTAGCACTTTTTCAAAAAGATATAAAAGCTAATCAAGAAGATTTAAACAACACTATTTTAAACAATGCTGAGGTGGAGGAGAATTTAATTCAAATAGCTATCAATCTTGATTTTGGCTCATTAGACCAAGATGAACCAATAGTTATTGCTGAGGGTGGTGATTTTGGTGTAACAATAAGTATTAATGGTGGTGGTGATGTATACAATGGTTTACCTATTACTGATTTAGTTATAGCTGAAGGTAATCCATTGAATGTAAGTCAATTCATTCCATTAGAACGACAACAAACAATAATTAATGTTGAACGCTCAGAAGAATTTTTAGATACAACTATTTTTGAATTACTTCCAAGTGGTGACTCACGACAATCAAGAATCATTAGATTCTTTCAAGAATTAAATGCGTTACTTCCACCAACAACACCTGAATTTGATTTGGACAATGATGGTAGAGTTGATAGAGTTGTTGATGGTACTTGGAGTGGTTCACTTCAATATCAACAAGACAATAGTATTTCATATGCTCAAGATAACATAGATGGAAACATTGATGAAGAACAGGCATTTATACATAGAATAAAAGGTGGAGCTTACCCACCAAATGATACAAATCTAAATAGAACCATTGAAGATATTTATAATACAATACTTCCATACTTAACCGATATATTAGAAGACCCAATTGAATTAGAGGATATGCCCGAGTATAAAAATCAATCAAGTGGTTATTTAAAATTTAGAAATCCAAATCAAGGTATCATTATTCGTAATACTAATCAAGAATTTCTTGAAGGATTAAATCCAAATAATCCAACTTTTTTAGAGACGGGTTTCACCATAACAATGTGGGTAAGATTTTTAGACAAGGTATCGGAGGGAACATTATTTAACTTTGGAAATCCAACAAGAGCAGAAAATCCATTTGGATTTAAATTAGAAACTTTTGTATTGAATCAAGACGATAGAACATATTATGATGGTGACTCAAGTACTGAAGGTGATGAACCAGTTGAAGGTGATACACTTTATACTTGGGGAAGTTTTGCTGCAGCAAGTTCTGATTTAAGACTACCAAAACAAGATACCTTTGGTAATTCAAGCGTAGCAAGATTTGTAAGACTACAAGTTCGTGAAGAAGGTACAGCCGACTCTGGCGTTAGAGACTCACACACTGGTATTAGTGGTATGAGAAAAGTGTCTTGGTCGTATCCTACATTTGATTATAGAGATGGTATAGAAGGTTCTAGAGACCTTAGATTAATGGGTTGTACATTCATACCTGAAGATTTTAATGAATGGTATTTCATATGTGCTTCATATAATCCAAACATTATTGAACCAAATACTACTACTATTGAGCCTGTTGTTTATGATACATATAGAAGTAACAAAGACTTTTGGTTAAATCAAATTAATCCAGATAATGGACTTTTTGCAAGTAATTCGGGTTATGGTAATAAGTGTAAAATAGAGATAATTTCAAGAAGTGATTTACTTAGAGCTCGTGGTTTTAAAGTTTAGGGGGCATTCATAGTGGCGAGTGAAAAAATAAAAAAACTAAATGGGGCATCCATAACAGTTGGAAATCATGGAGAGAGATTTAGTACAAGTACTGAAGGTGGTCCAGGTTTAACTGATCCTGAGGATAATCCATTTGGTTCTGAAGACCTAACACCAGTACCAATGCCACCAAGACCTGATGATGATGAACACAACTCAGATGGTCATCACCACCACGAACATCAACATGGTGATGATGATACTCCGTTTAGTGATGAATTTGAAGCAGAAGACTCATTTGATTTAATTGAGATTCAAAACTATCAATCTGAAATATTTTTTGCAGACCAAATAAGTATTCTTAACAATGATTCAGGCCAGTTAAACACTAAAATATTACGATTCCATCATATAGGTGCTAGGGGTGAAGAGAGTGCTTTAGATACCATTGAAACAATGGGAGCATTATTACAACAATTTCCAATTCAAAATAACCTTTCAATATTAAATCTTGCAGTAGAACCATTTTACATTATAGATGAGGAGAAAACCCTTTTAGGTACTGGTCCTCATGATGTTCCAAGAAGGTTAACTTTTACACCTAGTAATGTCTTTGGTGACACTAATGGTGAAAGATTAGCTCTTTTACCATTTCCAACATATATGGAAGAATTTGATTTATCTCAACCTCGTATGGAAATTACAGATGAAGATGCAAATCAATGGGTAAATCCAAATTATGCTTTGAGGCCTGATATACAAGCTTTTCTTGTAGCTTATTCCCATGCACATAGAGGTGATTTAGATTCTGCTCTAAGTGTATTAGACAATTATTATAATAATGGTGGATATAAATTTAATCAAATTCATCCTGATATGTTTGAAAATCATATTATGGAGAGACAACCATTCCCATCCATAAATGGTAACACTAATTTACCTAATTATTTTCCTCTTTCTCATTTTGCTAACATTGTATCAACTTCATATAGTTTTGATTTGATAATTGATGATGAAGAAGGACTTGATATTAATACCTTTTTTATTCCAAAATTAAGATTCAAATTACTTGGTCCACAGGTAGAGTATAGAGATATTGAAGAATTTCAAGAAGTAGAACCAGAACCAGATCCTGTGGTTTTTGGTTGTATGGATCCCGAAGCTGATAATTACAATCCTGATGCTAATGTGGATAATGGTTCATGTGAATACTTAGGTTGTACAGATGTTTTAGCTGATAATTATGATTCTAATGCTAATGTGGATGATGGTTCATGTTATTATTCAGATGAAATTGTTATTGATGAAGATGACCCAATTAACGATATACTTACGGACAACTACTCAGAAGATGAAGAAATATCAGAAAATTTTGGTTTAGGGGAAGGTTATGAAGGTATTATTGAACAAACAATTTATAAACCATTCGACCCATTTAGTGGGATGGATATTAATCTAACTAATTTTAATGAAACTGGTAGTACACAACAAAGTTTTATTAATCATGACTCTGATGGTAGAATTTCATTAGGTATGTTTGTATTTAGTGATGATGATAATATATTGGAAGATGATTTTCAAGACACACTTAACGAACCATTTAAACAATATAATAAACCAAATTTAGTTCCGAACCCTCAAGGTAGATTTGTAAAAAGTATTTGGCAAAATAATTATGGAAATGAGGGTGATGAGGGTGCAAGAGAACGATTTTTCATACCCGAAAATGGTTGGGGATATTGTACTTATGATGCTTTACGAATTGCA